GGCTCGGTGCGCGTGACTCTGGGGACTTTGTTGATCTTGACGTTCGAGGACCTCGGGAGGTGAGCGCTAGTGGCTGGTCGTGGGTTCGCGCCGAAGGCGGAGCGCTCGCGTCAGCGGGATTCGAGGCGGCGCGCGGCGGAGCAGACGCACGTCACGAACGACAAGCGGCTCCGCGGCCCGGCGCTCCCCAGCTCGGGCGCGGTGGACGAGTGGCACGAGCGGACGCTGGCGTGGTGGGAGGCGTGGCGGCGTTCTCCGCAGGCGCAGGTCATGGTGACGACCGACTGGGAGTTCCTGCTCGACACGGCGCTGCTGCACCACACGATGTGGACGGACGGCAAGACCGAGCTCGCGGCGGAGCTGCGGCTGCGGGTCGCGAAGTTCGGTGCGACGCTCGAGGACCGACTGCGGCTGAAGCTGACCATCGACGAGCCGGAGAAGCCCGCCCCGAAGGCGAGCTCCGCGGCGGGGTCGAAGGTGACGTCGATCGAGGATCGGCGTAATCGCCTGACGAGCTGACCATGCCGCGCACGCTGGTGCGGGCGCCGGTCCACGACCGGAAGCGGTCGCTGGGCTGGCTGGCAACCGCGTGGATGGAGTTTTTCGTCGTCCACGGCCCGGGCGACGTTCAGGGCCAGCCAATCGTTCACGGCGACGAGTACACCGGCTTCATCGTCGACGCCTACGGGCTCGGTGAGCGTGGACGGCGGCTGTACGACTCGGCGTTCCTGTCGCGGCCGAAGGGCTGCAACAAGTCCGGGCTGGGTGCCGAGTTCGCGTTGTTCGAGGCGTTGGGGCCGTGCCGCTTCGACGGGTTCGCCGAGGGCGGCGAGGTCTACGAGGACCCGTGGGGGCTCGGGTTCGAGTACACCTACGCGCCGGGCGAGCCGATGGGCCGGCACGTGCAGACGCCGTTCATCCGGGTGATGGCCACCGAGGAAGACCAGGCCGGGAACGTCTACGACACGATCTACCTGAACCTGACGGACGACGACGCGTTGCTGTCGCACGTGCCGGGGCTGAGCGCGTTCGAGGCGCGGGTGCTGCTGCCGGGCGGCGGGGAGATCGTGCCGTCGACGACCGCGTCGGCGTCGAAGGACGGCGGCAAAGAGACCTTCGTGGTTTTCGACGAGACGCACCTGTACACCACTTCGAAGCTGAAGTTGATGTACAACACGGTCACCCGGAACCTGCGGAAGCGGAAGAAGATCGCCGAGACGTGGTTCTTGGAGACCACGACGATGTTCGCGCAGGGCGAGCAGTCGGTGGCCGAGGAGACCTACGACTACGCGGCGAAGCTCGAGGAGCGCAACACCGACGGGTCGCCGAAGTACAAGCGGCTGCGGAACCGGCTGCTGTACGACCACCGGTGGGGCGAGTGCGAGGACCTGTCGCGCGAGGACCAGCTGCGCGCGGCGATCCTCGAGGCGTTCGGCGAGGCGATCGAGTGGAACGACATCGAGGGCATCCTCGACGAGTTCTACGACCCGCGGAAGGACCCCGACGATTCCCGCCGGTACTTCCTGAACGCGCGGACGTCGGCGGCGAACGCGTGGATGGACGCGGCGGCGTGGGGCGCCCGGGCTGACGCCTCGGTGGTCGTGGCCGCGGGCGAGCGGGTGACGCTCGGGTTTGACGGCTCGAGGAACGACGACTCGACGGCGCTCGTGGGCTGCCGGGTCAGCGACGGGCACCTTTTCTTGCTCGGGTGCTGGCAGAAGCCGCCGGGGCCGGAGGGCAAGGACTGGCAGGTCGACCGGATGGCGGTGAAGGCCGCGGTCGCGGAGGCGATGGAGTCCTATGAGGTGGTCGGGTTCTACTGCGACCCGGCACACTGGCAGGACACGATCGACACCTGGACAACGGCGTACGGCGCACGGATGCGAGTGAAGGCGACGAAGCCGAATCCGTTGGAGTGGTGGACGAACCGGCCGACGGCGATCGTCGCGGCGTTGAAGCGGCTCCATGACGCGGTCATGGCGGCCGAGGTCACACACGATGGCAGCAAGGTGTTGACACAGCATGTGCTGAACGCGCGCCGGAAGACCGACGGCCGGGCGGGGATCGAGATCCGCAAGGAGTACCCGAAGTCGCCGCGGAAGATCGACGCGGCGATGGCGGCGACGTTGGCGTACGAGTGCCGCGGGGACGCGGTGAAGCTCGGGTTGGCGAAGCCGCGGCGGAAGCGGACCGCGCAGGGGTTCTGAGCACCAGTCAGCCAGTGTGGTCCTGGGCGAGCGGATCCCGGGCGCTGGATCGGAAGTCGACGTTGACCGGCAGCGAGACGACGACGCCGTGGAACCTCTCGGCAAGCTCGCGAGCGACCTCGAAGTTGTCGTAGAACCCGGCGACGTGCCGACCGAGCACCAGCGGGCCGAAGGTGGACTGCTCGTCGACGAGCACCAGGTGGATCTCGTTCGGTTCGGTCATGCCGCCATTCTGCCTGCTGATCGGAGGTGCGTGCCCGTGGCCGAGGCCTCCGACCTGGAGCCGTACGAGTGGCTGGGCTTGCTGGGCCGGAAGCTGAAGGACCGGCGGCCGCAGGTCGACTACTGGCGCCGCTACTACGAGGGCGACCAGGACCTGCCAGCCGGGCCGTCGCAACACAAGGAGGCGTACCGGCGGTTCCAGACGAAGGCCCGCACGAACCTGTGCCTGCTGTGCGCGGAAAGCCGGGTCCACCGAACGAAGATCATCGGGTTCCGAGATCCGTTGTGGACGGAACGCGGCCTGGACCCGGTGTGGCAACTGTGGCAGAAGCTGAAGCTCGACGCCCGCCAGTACGGGCTTTGGCGCAAAACGTACTCGCGGTCGACGTCCTACGCCATCCTCGGCGTCGACCCGCGAAACCCGTCGATGCCGCGGGTGACGATCGAGGGCCCGGAGACGGTGATCGTCGAGACGGATCCTGGCGACCGGTCGCAGGTGCTGGCGGCGCTGCGGCTGTGGCACCACCCAATCGCGCGCCGCTGGTACGCGACGCTTTATCTGCCGGCGGCGCCCGGCGAGAAGAACGGCAAGCGGTACCGCTGGCAGTCGAAGAACCCGACCCGCTCGGGTGTGTCGACGGCGTTGTCGTTCAAGCCGGGCGCGTGGGAGGCGCGCGATCCGGAGCCGGCTCGGTCGACGCCGTACGTGCCGGTGTACGAGTTCCCGAACGGGGACGAGGGTGAGGACCCGGTCGCGGCGTTTGACGTCGCGATGGACGTGCAGGATCGGCTGAACCTGACGGTGCTGAACCGGCTCACATCGGAGCGGTACGCGGCGTTCCGGCAGACCGGGCTGACGAACTACACGCCGGAGGAGGACCCGGCGACAGGCCTGCCGATGGCGCCGTTCAACCCGGGCGCCGACCACATCTGGACGGTGCCGCCGCCGGAAAACCCGAACGATCCGGAACCGCGGTTCTTCTCGCTGCCGCAGACGGACACGTCGGGGATCTTGCGTGGCTGCGAGGCGGACATGCGGGCGTTCGCGATGACCACCTTGACGCCGGTGTACTACCTGCCCGGCGACATGATCAATATCGGTGCGGATGCTGTGCAGGCGCTCGACGCCGGCCACGTGCAGGACATCAAGCAGAAGCAGGCCCAATGGTCCGAGACGGGCGAGGCGCTGCTGCAGGGCATCGCCGACATTGCCGGCCTCGAGAGGAACCTGTCGCAGTCGGAGCTGGTTTGGGAGCGGCCGGAGAACTTCAACCCGGCGCAGGTCGCGGACTACATCTCGAAGCAGGTCGGGGCTGGGATTCCGCTGCCGATGGTGGTCGAGGAGGTCGGCTGGTCGCCGCAGCGGGTCACGCAGCTGCGCACGGAGCTGGCGCAGCAGGCGATGCAGCAGGCGCTGCTGAATGACCAGGGCACTCCCCCGGCGCCCGGTGGGCGTAGCGGCGCGCCGGCAGGCCGGAACGGGCAGCCCGCGCGACCGCCCGCGGGTGACGCGGCGACGTCGTGACGCCTGAGCAGTTCACCGCGGCGCGGCGGCGGCTGTCGGGGATGCTCAGCCGGACCCTGGTGCGGCTGTTCACGCAGCCGCGGTCGTGGCGGGACACCGACCGGGACGTGTTCCTGCAC